CTGAGCAGGATACTATCAGTATCAATAAGGGTAAAAAGTATCTCATAATGCTTGTAACATGGCTATCATTCGAGGACATGGGTAGATATCACTCTTATCTTTCCTCACACTGTTGTGGGTGTAGATGCCTGGAGTACCTTTGAAGGCCTCCGTATCAATGGCAAATATCTCTTTTCTATAGGTCTTGGGTATGTTGTAGGTTTCGCAGAGGTACACCAATAACTGACGGGTGCTTTCTATCTGCTCATCCGTATACTTATGCCATAGAACATGACCTTTGAAGGGCTTATCCAGGACAGTAACCTCCGAAGGATCTACCACACTCTTGACGTAGTTGATGTACTTACCATTCACCTGCTTCAATGGGCCCCAATTGCAGACCTCAATACCAACACTTAGCTTGTTAAGGTTTTGATACCGAAGTCCATGAGGTGCAAAGTCTTGGTTATCTATGCCAAGGTGATATGCCCAGTGCTTGGAGCTGAAGCATTGTACTATTGTACCCTTGTTTCCAATGACGAAGGCAGTAGCTATCCTGGTATCATTGCTGTTCCAAAATTTAGCAACCCCCACAGCATTGCCATTGCCTGCTGTATGGTGGAGATATATCTGCTTTTTTGGAGCCTCCTCTTGGAAATATTGGTCATTAGATAGGCGTACCTGTGATATCGTTGTTGTGTCTAATTTGCTCGGCATCGTTCTTGAGTTCTTTAGCTCTGGTTATTAAATTCTTAGCACTTATCCATAGGTCTATGCCCTTGACTGCCTTGTAATTTTCGTTAATACTCACTACCTCGATGGATACCAAGACCAATGCGAGCATCTTAGTCAACATCAAAGGAACTGAAAAGAAGGTCAACACAATGTCATTGAGTATGAAATAATCTATAAGATAGAATAGTATCACCGTTATCTCATACAACAACATCTTACTGATAACAGCAGACAACCTACGTGAGGTTATTGGTTGCTTGAGTTTCTTGGCCTTCCATACTCCCGTAATGGTATCAACGAAGATGGCAAAGCCTATCAGGAACATGAGCCCTGTGATAGGCATAAAGAAAGCACTAACCATGCTCAGGTAAATGGGCCATTTAGATTGAAACGCTGTGAGTAGTATGGATAGCTGTGTTCTCACAGTATTAAGATGCTGTTATTGTACCCATTCTCACGGAAGTTACCGCACATCCCTGTGCAAGTCAACTGCCAAGGTGTGATGCACTGGCACGTTGCGAACATAGGGCGAAGGTCAGTATCTGTATTGAGTGCTGATATGAAGATAGGGAAGAGGTTTCTGTTAGCCAATAGCCATCTGATCAACCTCTGCTCAAAGAAAGCAGCTTTCTGTGCATAGTGCTCCATACCAAAGGCTACCTCACCACGGGATACGCTTGCTGAGTAGTCACCATTCTGAGTCTGAAGTCCTTTGTTTTTTAACTGATAGCTCAAACCAAAGACAGCATCTTCTGCAGACCTCCATGCAATGACCGGCTGAATAAACTCAACCAGGTTTATCTCATCATTGGTCAAGGTCTGAGCATTGTATGCAGCCAGTAGATGGTTGTAGAATGTAGTGCCAAGGATAGGCTGTATCCTTAGAGCACTCTGAGTAGCTATGTAAGGGGTCACATCCGTTACATCCACATTGGCTGTGATGGGTGTGTTGGTCTTGAGGTAGTTTTCAGTTATGAAGTAAAGCATTACTGAGCTGTGTTAGTTGGTTCGTCAATAGGAGGTAATTGAGCCAAGGCTCGTATCTCATTGGTGGTCATTTTTTCAAGGACCTTGTTGAGTAATGGCTCACTCAAGGTGTTTAGTGCCTCTTTCACCCGGGTAGTATCATCATCTACCTCAACAATAGTATCACCAATGATTTGGTAGTTGTTGATAGTAAACTCTGCAGGCAACTTAGCTATTCCAAGGAGCTCATTGAAGATGGTCTCTACCTGTGCACGGATTTTCTTGACTACATTTTTCTCAAATATCACATAAGCCTGCTTAATATCCGAGCCACTACCCAGGGAGCCTGTGGTTCTAACGCCCATAAGAATAGGGTCGATAGTGTGAGCAAAGCAAATCTGCTCAGTATTGAGGGCAGAAGCCTCATGAAATAGCTTATCATTTGCGTTGGTTGGTAATGCTTCAATTTTTGGAAGTTGATCCTGGCTATTGGCAAAAAATGCAACCGCTTTACCAGCATTCTGTGCACCCTTCAGCCTATCAATGGTCTCCTTAATCATGTGCTTCTCCTCCTCTGACTGTGGTCTTTTTGGGAACATCATTGCAAAGGATGGGAAAATGCTGTTTTGAATGTTACTCTTAGCGAAGTATGACAGCTCACCGCTTAGAAATGCAAAGTTTAATGCCGATGTATACTGAGGTAGCGGATAGTAGTCCTGCCCAACGGAATGAACCTCATAGCAATATAGCTGAACCTCATCCTTGCAAGTCATGTGGTAGGGTTTTATCTCTACAACATCCAACCGTTGAGACCAGTCATTGCTTAAATAGTACTTTTTCTTGCACCGTGATACCCTTACTTTCTCAGGGCTTACGTTGTAGACCTTGACAAGTTTACCTTTCTCATTAAATACAAGCTTGAAGTATATCCGATTGTGCAATATTAGTTGCTGAGTAACCGCTTCAACCGTATGCTTGAGTTTAATCTTTCTTTCCCAGGTATAAAGATCCACTTTCTCCTGTGCTGTTAGCTTATTAGCATCCAAGGCATAGCCTCCACCGATAACGGCATTGGTCTTGAAGTCAACAATGGCACCATGAAGGGGTGAGCTGAAGTACATTTGATTAAGAACCTCCGGATATAGGTTGCCCTCACCGAAGTCTACCCAGTTACCTGCAGTCCATCTACCATTGACATAGGGTAAAGTTAGGTTACCTCTACCAACAGGTAGGAATGGGGTGCTGAAAGCCTGGTATCCTTCCACTACGGTAGGACCTTGCTCTTTTTTTCTGCTAAATATATCGTACCAAGCCATGTCTATGTGTATACTGATGAAGGTGCAGGTCCACTAACTACCATCCTACCCTCCTCAATGACTACACCTGTAGTCTGAGCAATGCTCAAAGGTGTGGTGAATGGTCCACTCTTCTCATATATTTGATAGGTGTATTGGCCTACAACAAGGCTGAGGTCAGTGGGCTCTACTAAATTAAATAAATTGTACCGCTCAGGATAAGATGATGTATCTGCAGCAGTGAATAAGATGGGTGTGCTCGTTGTGTTGTATTCGTTTGTAAACACAAAGAGGTAACTCGGGTTTGTCACCGTTGTTACCTCTGTAAGTGTAAGGACTATTTTGTTACTTGAATTTTGAGCTATGTAGATCATCTAAGTATATTGTCAGACCTACCGTAGAATGTTCAAAATTAGAAGTTAACCCCGATAGCTTGAAGAGCAGCAGGAGTCATGGTTACCTCGTATGCAAGGAACTCATTTTCTGCAACCAAAGTAACTGAGTACTTGGAACCATCTGCACGAGCTGTACCGGAACCTTCACCTGAAGCAGATAACTGCAAGTAAGGGAAGTACCAATACTTACCATTAGCATCCTGTACAATACCTGCTAAGTACTGTTGGCCTGCTCCTAATATGTTAATAGCTTTTGACTTATCTTGGTCTCTTCTATGGAACATCAAGTTGATAGTTGCAGTCACATAAGTAGAGCCATTGATTAAGTCAATAGCTGAGTCCTCAGTGTATGAGGATACGTTTCTTCTGAACTCCAAGTCAATGAATGCATCACCTCCACCTATTAAAGGTAAAGCGTCAATAGTCCAATCATTTGGTGCAGCATCTAATGTGATATTAGCCTCATCAACTTGATCTTGTCTATTAACTAAAAATCGGTAGATACCTCCAGAGTTGTTGTCGCAGCTTTTTAAAATTGTTTCTAAAGTTACACAGCTCATTTTAGTTTTTTTTTAATGTTTTAAAATAGGGGGCATTTCTACCCCCGGTATATATAAGGGAGAGATTAGTCAAAACATACGTTATACAACACAATCTCTGAAGGGTTAACATAATGGAA